GCTTCTAAAATTTTTGCGGGATCACCTGATTTTTGGGCTTCTGTAATTGCGCCAGATGCCGCGCCCGAAGCAGCTGCTCCAACCGCAGTTAAAGTAGATACGCTATAGCCAGCAGCAACGGCTTCGATTGAGTCTCCATAACCTAATATGGCTGCACCCATCTCAGGACCAGCAACCACAGAGGCTACTACGGCCACAATAGGAATCACTACTGGCGCGATTTCTTGGACTGCTCCACCCATTACAGTTTCCCTTCTTTTTTCAAATCTTCTGTTAATTTTCCAACAGTAATACCAATAGACAACAACTCATAATCTACGCCACCTTGCTTGACCATATCTGGCGTAATCAATTTTTGTTTTAACGCCATTTGGATTGCCATTGGATACATTTCTGGCTTTCTTAACGCTTCTTTAGCGTATTTTCCCGCGTTAATCAACTCTTGTGGGTTTAATTTTGCAGTTTGAATCACTTTTAACAAACGCTGCTTGGCTTGCTCAACCTCTGGGCTTGCTTTTGACTGACCTTTTTGCGACACCAAATTCATCACATCCTTGTTGATTGGTTGTGTTTGTTGCGGTGCAACATTTTGTTTTTGCTGGGGTGAAGGAATATTTGTCATGATAGGTTCAGCGCGGCGGCGATTTGTTGGTGAATGTAAAGGTGAGAAGCGAGCCAATCGTAGAAATCTGACTCGTTATTAAAGTCAACATCAAGCATATTAAACGGGTTATTGAGGCCTAAAAGACCCGCAAAAGACTGATGTTCTACCTGATGAGCAAGCAACCAATCGTCCAAATTATCGGTATCAGCGTCCGTTATTGGGAACGCTGGGACGGAAATGCCCGCATCCATGAAAGTATCGCGAAAAAGTTGGTGTTGAATACCATTTTGGAACAAAAATTCGCCCAAAGAGTCTTTATCTCCAAATTTGACGATGGATAAAGTCTCAAAGTCCATGTCAATTCAGCTTAAATGCGATTGCTACCAAAGAAGCCACAATAAAACCAGCAGAGCAAATCAAAATCTGCTCAATACGCTTTAATCTAGCGCAAATGCTGTCATAGCGCAGCTCACACACAGCTTCATGGGTGTTTAACCGAGCTTCGGTGTTGTCAATCATAAGCTCCATTGTTTGTGAATTAGACGGCATAGTAAGGCACTTTCACAAGAGTTCCATTTAAATCAACAACAATGTATCCAGCGGGTACTAATGGCAAACTAGATGTGGCAAAAGTCGCATTAGCCGTCACATTGGCGGTCATGTTGGTGGTGGTGACATTTATTGCGCCACCAGTAATTGCCACATTTGCGCTAATTAAACTAGCTATATTGACGGTATTGTTAGCATTAACAAGAATTGCGTCTGTACTTGCATTATTGGCTGTAATGTGTACGGCATTAGAACTGATTGTGCCTAAATAAAGATCAGAAGAACCAGAGTAAACATAAGCAATATTGGATTTGTAAAAGTTTCCTGATCCAGAATAAGTGCTAGATGTCATACCCATGTCAAGGTATCCAACACCCGTATCGTTAGTTACCACTAAGTCAGTAGAAGCGTTAGACGAGCTATTGGTGTTTTGTATGACAAATTGAACAGAACTATTTGCTGAATTAGCAAAAGACGCAACTAATCCAGTATCAGAATAAGACAGATTTCCGTAAGAAAAAGCGCCAGCCGTTGTGGTGGTTTGTATATTAGCTGTGGCTACTTGAAAAGCAGCGTTGTCATAAGTAACGGTTGTATTACCGCCAGTAATGGTTACTGCATTGGCGTTTTGTCCTGCCATTGTGCCAAGACCGCTTACTGCCAATGTAATATTTGCCTGACCAGTTCCAGGGTTATCTGCACCTGAAATCGTGATGTTTGCACCAGGAATAAAGTTTATGGCTGGCTCTGATCCCACAAAAACACCGTTGTTTTGAACGGTTACTTTTTGGTTTACCGAGTTAGCGCTTACCGCTAAAGTCACATTGCCTGTTAGTGCGCCACCGCCAGATAAACCTGATCCCGCAATCACATTGACGGTATTGGGTACTGCACCTGATACGGCAGCTACACCAATCGCAATCGCCACATTGGATGCAGAGGTAACACGACCTTTGGCATCAATCGCTAATACTTGGTTTATTGAAGCATTGCCGTAAGTTCCCGCAGTAACCCCGCTTGTGTTTAAAGAAGGGTTTGGGTAAGTGCCTGTTAAATCTCCGCCAGCAGCGCCTCCTGGAGATGTTCCACTAATTGTGACATTGGCTGCGCTAGTGACCCTACCTTTAGAATCCACCACAATTTGGGATACAGTAGTGGCGTTTCCATAGATTCCAGCGGTTACGCCAGAAGTATTGAGTGTTGGATTGGGGTATGTTCCTGTCAGATCGCCACCCGCAGCACCACCAGGCGTTGTGCCTGAGATAGTGACATTAGAAGCGGAAGTAAGCTGTCCTTGAGCGTTTACAACAAATTGACCAACAGTTGTAGCATTACCGTAAATACCAGCCGTTACCGTAGTATTAGATAGGCTAATCGTGCCTGATCCTGTGATAGGACCACCAGTCAAGCCTGTGCCTGTAGCAACAGAAGTGACTGTGCCGTTGCCTGTTCCTGGAGTAAACCCAAGAGCTGTAGTGACATCTGAGCTTGTTAAGCTGACATTGCCACTACGAGTATTAAAAGTTAAAACACCAGCGTTATTGAGTGTGACATTGGCATTTAGTCTGCCACCACCCGATAGTCCTGTACCAGCAATAACATAAGTAGTGTTTGGTGTTGCGCCAACATTGGCTGCGGTTAAAACGACTGCGCCAGTCTGACCGTTTACAGAAGTAACAGCGTTATTGTTATCTACTTTTTCCCAAACTGAGCCGTCAAATACCGCCCAGTCACCAACATTCCAGTTAGTTATGCCGTTTAGGTTGGTTGATCCAGCAACCGATACCACATAGTAAAAACCTTTAGTACCAACAGAGCTTTGCAAAAAGGGAACATTATTGAGCGCATCCCAAGTAGATTGGTATGTTAATGATCCCGCAAAGTTGCCAGATACCTTGAGCATTTACATCCCATCGCCATTGACAATGTATAAAGTTGCGTTGTTGGCAGCAGTAATAGCGGTAAACCACGCATTAGGCACAAAAGTAATGATTTCATCGGTATTAGGCAAAATGTACAAAGTGGTTGTACTGTTTGCGCCAGAACCCGTTGGAATGACACAGTTTGATTGCGCTGCTGCTTGGGTTTGTGCATAAGACAAAAAGCACCCTTGAGTAGTAGATGCGTTGATAATGCGATACTGATTCGCACCGAAAGGTCCACTAGCGTTTACTTGAACGGCTGACGGAGCAGAGGTAGCAGCCGTAATCACTACGGTGTTACCTAGTGGGGTAAAGGCTGCTGATACGCTCATTGTACGGTTTCCTCTGTTTCCTTTGGAACTTGTGGATCTGCTTGCTCTTTAATCTTGGCTAATAGCACCCAAGCACCAGTCTTGGTTGGCAAATCGCCTAAAGTTTGCAAAATGTAATTCACATCGTTCACATCTAAAGTTAATTTAATTTCCATGTTTATCCCCTAAAAAATTACTTGTTAATTGCTTCGGTAAAAGGTGTTAAATCATTAGAACCGTAATATTCTGCACCTTTATTTAATTGTATGGTTAAATGCTCTTTATTACGAGTAACCACATCAGCCCATTCTTCATCTGTCATTAATTCAGGTTTGCCAGCATTGATGAGGTTTACAGAATCCATAGCAGCAGAATAATCTTTTGCTACTTGTTGTTCTTTAGTTAATTCCATTATTTAGCTCCTAGTTGTGCTTCTAAAGCGGTTACTTTTGCGTTGAGTTCTTGAATTGCTTTAATCATTGATGGAATTAAAACAGAAGTATCTACTGAATAAGATTGTTTCATTGTTCCATCAGGATTATCAATTTTTGGAATTACACATTCTGGAGCAACAGTTTCTAGTTCTTGAGCAATTACACCAAAATCTGTATGAGTGCCAGATTCTTTCCAATCAAAACTTCTAACTTTAATAGATTCTATTTTTGATAAAGCAGAAGGAGCATCAACAATATTTTCTTTTAATCTTAAATCTGAACCAGTTCCGTAAATTATTATTGAGCCATTCCAATAAATAGAGCTTCTATATGTTCCACCAGTAATTAAAGTCATCAAATAAGATGAACCTGTGCCAGCGTTTGAAATTCCTACTGTTCCAGTTCCTGCTGTAGTATTTTGAAAAGCTGCACAAACACCATTAGAAGTATTTGTATATACAGATAACATTTCTGTGCTATCTGTAACTGTAGAAACAGTATTTATTTTTGTTTGACCGCTTCCGTTTACATTTATTCTAGGATTACCATCACCATCAGATAACACAATGTAGTTACTTGCTGTACGGATGTCTAGACCGCCTTGGTTGCCTGAATAACCACCAAGAATAGTATTACTAGAACCAGTCGTTACTGAACCACCAGCACCAGCATTTGTTGTGCCACCAATAAAGGTATTATTTTTACCTGTTGATAAGTTATAACCAGCTTGTGTTCCAACGCAAGTATTAAAAGCATTACCACTTGTATAGTTTGATAAATAACCAGCTTGATAGCCAATAAAAGTGTTATAGCCGCTTGTTGTGTTTGTATAACCAGCTTGATAACCCACTGCTGTATTATTAGATGCGGTGGAATTAGACTGAAGTGCGCCAGCACCCAATCCTACGTTGTTGCTACCTGTGGAATTTGAGTTAAGGGCTAAAAATCCTAAAGCTGCGTTATCCGCACCTGTTGTATTGGTGTATAAAGCCTGTCTACCAACAGCAGTATTTTCAGCACCTGTTGTATTGCCATAAAGCGCTTGTTGTCCTAATGCAACAATAGATGTGCCAGTAGTATTACTATACCCAGCTTGATAACCTACTGCTGTGTTATTAGATGCGGTAGTGTTTGACAACATGGCTTGTGAACCAATAGCTGTATTGTAATTACCACTTGTTAAATTTCTTAAAACAGCACGACCTACTGCAATATTTTCTGTTCCTGTAACTATGCCTTGATCCATTGTGGCATATCCCATGGCAACATTAAATGTTCCAGTAGTTAATAAATTTCCAGATGTATAACCAAAAATAGTGTTATTAGAACCAGTAGTATTACTAGATAAAGCACCATATCCTACAACTGTATTAGTTGCAATATTTCCCGCACCCTTACCAACAGTAAGACCTGATATAGAAGCATCATTAGCTACAGTTAAAGCAGTTGTGCTGACATTGGATAAACCGACTAAGCTAGTAGTGGTATTCCCTAATCCTACGGTGCTAGTACCGATAGTGACTTGGGTATTAAAGTTTGCATCAAGCTGCGATAACGGGATACTCGTAGTCGCAGTTGCAAAGGTATAGGGAACTCCAGCCATTTAGAACCTCACTCTCAATTCATGTTCAAATTCAAAACCGTTATAGATAAATCCCGCACTATTGGATGTTACTGTAAGTCCTAGGTATTTTCCATAGTTCGAGGCGTCAGATTTAAACAGTTGGTAGCCGCTTGCGTCCCAGCCAACAACTGCACTTGAATTGTTAATCCAAGAAATTACTGAAAAATTATTGTTTGTCCACAAAATCAAACTAGACAAGTTATTTAATGGTTCAGATACCGATTCAGTATCAATAGTTGCGGTCAAAGTTACCGCGGTATTTGTGTTTGTCGCTTCGATGGCCGCTTTAGTAGCTTGCTTGGTTCTTATTGGGTCACCCATTGGCAAAAGTGCTGTTTGCACAATACTGCTAATAGATGATGTCGAATCGTTGTATAGTCTATAAAGTGATGTGTCTGTTACGCCATACAAAGTGATAATTCCGCCAACTGGAACGGAAGTGACATATTTCAATGCGTTGTTTTGGCTTGTAATAAACCATTTCTTTTCAAAAAACACCGCTTGAATATAGCGATAGCTTTGCGTGAACTGAGCATCGTAATAACGGAAATTAAACGCTGCACACAAAATATTGTTCAATAGCACCTGACCAGCGTACACAGGCGCGGAAAAGTCAATATTGGGAAATATTCCGTCCAGGCTATCGGATAGTTTAGAAGTCGTTGATCCAACCAGAGCATAAACACCGTAATCGTTCATAAACAAAACGGAACGGAAGTACGGGAAGATGGCGTATGGCCGTTTAGACCCGACAGATGCGCTCACATTGGTGTTGGTAAACAGAGTTGTGCCAGTATTGGTCACCCGCACATCAGAGAACACATTGATGGAATCGTCACCAAAAATGTACAAAAAGTTGTTGGCAGAAAGCAGCTGCTGGATGTTTCCGTGCAAAGTGGAATCAGTCAGCGTCACAGACCCCGCTGAAACGCTTGTAAAGTCGCTATACGAGCCCGCAGCAGAGTAGTAGATAGTTCGCCCTTGGGCAATCCAAACCCGGCCTGAGAAGCTCGCTATTCCCACATTGTTTTGTGAACTAATAATTCCTTGTAAAACGGCGTTATTGGTCGCGCCACCACCAGAAATGGTTACGGTTAAGTTAGCAGAGTTGGAATATCCCGTGCCAGGGTTAGTCATAATGACTTGCGTGACCACATTTCCGCTGATGATTGCCGTACCCGCTGCGCCTGTACCACCACCGCCAGAGAAGGAAACCACCGTATTTGAGGCGTTAATGTAGCCAGCACCGCCGTTAATCACGGCTACAGAGACTGTTCCTGTGGCAAAAGTATTGATTCCAGCAATTGCAGCAGCGTTAGAACCCCCGCCACCAATGAAAGAAACCGTTAAATTAGCCCCGTTGGTGTACCCAGTACCCGCATTTGACAAGCTAACTGTGCCAATATTTGAGCCACCCGTCACTAAAGTGGCTACGGCATTGGCTTGTTGACCGCCTGTTTGGTTTGGTGCAGATATGACTACGGTGGGAGCGGTATTGTATCCGCTGCCTTTGTTGGTGATGCCAATCGTTCCTACCGAACCAATCGTCACAACATTGTTGCCATCCCAGCTAAAATAGCCCTTGGTAGGGTCTAGGATCAACATTCTGTCGTTGTACCATTGGGTCGTGTTAATGCCCGTATTGCTAAATGTACCCGCTACCGCTACATTTCCAAAAGTTCCGTCTTGGATTTTGTAATATTGGGCTGATCCGTCACTTAAAAAACCAACAACATAATCTGACACGCCAATATTGACAGAAGACAGATAAACCACAGAGTTGGAAAAAGTCACCGCCACATTTGAATTATTTTTGGCGGTTGTGTAGTTAGGAATGATTTTTAAATTGGCATATCCAATCGGCTGGGCATTTTCCAGCCAGCTAAACTCAGATTCATCAATCGCGGTGCGGTTTGCTTTGGTGTTAAGCCCTTTAAATTGCTTAACGACCTGATACGATTTTTTCTGTTCAGCAGCTGCCATGTTTAGAGTGGGCTACTGTAAACGCTAGGCACTCTGCGGGTATAAACAGTATTGATAACTGAAGCAATATGTTTTTGGTATTCCTGTTTATAGATTTCCGATTCTCCATAGCTTTGTTCGTAATACTTAGCAAGGTAAGCCGCATAAAATTGAACGCAAGTGTTGTAAGGATCAGTAATAGTATCAGTTGCAGTAGAGGTAGAAAGTGACAAATCATTTGGCAATACCACGCAATCAATCTCTACTTGGTAGATTTGATCGGGCACAGGGCCAATATAAATCTGACCTTGACCATAAATGCTAAACGCCAGCGGTCTGCCAATGTAATTTTGCCAAAAACGCAAACGCGCGTTAAAGTCTGACCAGGACAAATAATCTAGCGGAACACGAGTGTTACCCCAGTATAGATTGATATTAAGAATGTCCAGAACAGTATTGCCGCTACTAGGACTAAGGGGACTAGAGCCCATGAGATTAGTAAGCGCAGCATAGCTAATATTTTCGCAATTACCAACATAAGTCAATCCTACTGTTCCATTAAGGAACTGAGTTGATGGTGGATAGTTACTGTAATTATTGGTATTGTTTGCTGGGTAAGGCGGCGCGGTTGTGTCGCTAGTACCAGCCTGAGTTACTTGATAAATAAAGATGTTGCTAAAAACAAATTGGTTCAAAGTGTAAGCGGTACTTGCCGCCCACGCTACTGGGTTTGTCGGTGATACGCCATTGATGGTTGCCGATGGCGGCACTTGACAAGGGGTCTGCGTGACAACAATTTCACGCAACGCGCCCGTATCTCTAACCGTTCTTTCACGGGCAGAGTTAATGTAATCGGTTAACTGCTGATCGGTATAAAAGTTCCCGTTAGCATCGTGCAGCAGTCTGCGAACTTGCGTAATGTAAGTCGATAGGTTTGCCATTTATTTGCCATAGTTCATGCTACCGCTTGAAGGACTTTTCCCCCTACCTTTTTAGCGGGTAGGGGTACTCTTTCCACCAACGGGGATATAGATTGGTTCTTTTTCGGAGGCTCAGTTGAGATATCCCATTGAGAAAGGATTTCTAAACCCTTTTCCAAATCGTTCCTAGAAACGATCCAACCAAGCCTTGCCAAATAAGGCTCTTTATTGTCATCTTTGTAACCAAACACATGACGGGCCACCTCTTCTGGTATCTCCACCGTTTTGCCTTTCGGAAACTCATAAAAAACACCACCAAAACCATCGGTTAATTTTTTATCTGAATTGTTGGTTACAAAGATTACTGACATATTAGAAACTCACGACATCGCCATATACGGAAATGGTTGCAGTATTGGAAGCGTTACCGCTACCAGTATTGACATTCACAAATAGGGCTTGGGTTGTAAAACCAGTAATGGTGCTGCTGGCATTATACGGACTAGCAATCGTAAGATCCTGATAAGTACCAGGACCAGTTACGCTTGATAGTGTGGTATTAGCTACTACAGCGTTAGAGATGTTTCCATCACCACTTGTAGTTACTGAGATGATGACATTGGCTAAGTTGCCAACTGCACCAGCTACAGTAACTCTACGAATGATGACAGAACCAGAACCAACGGTTGCATTAGCATTTGTCAATCCGCCACTTAAGATCGGCAGGGTGATACCAGTAGTAGTACCGTTCCCTGTGACACTAAATGAAACGGGTTTACCAACGGCAACACGACCATATCCGAATGAATCTAAGTAGAACTGTGAGACTGAATCGTAAGCTGCCATTACCGTTCTCCTTAGCTAGTGTATGTGCTTGATACAGCCTGACCACCATTGACAGTAGCCAATGTGATTGTGGTGTTGGTTGTAGCGTTAGCAGTCACATTCAAGCCATCAGAAATAATCACGCCACCTGTGTTAGCAGCCAACAAGATACTGTAGGTTGCAACATTGGTGGAGGTGTTATAAGCTGAAACGGCATTGATTGTGCAGTTTGCATTAGGGAACACAAGGTATGTACCAGCTGGAATCACATTACCCGTTGTAGTAGCGGTTAATGTGGAAAGCTGCCAATACGCACCAGGAGTGTTTGACGCAGTACCTGAGATCAGGATTTTATTTAAACCAAGTGACATGACTGTAGCTCCTTATAGTGAAATAGAGTTATAGCCAGATACACGGGTCATTGACTTAGGCTTGGTGCTCACCAATTCAGCGATCATCAAGACTGCGCCAACATAACCGATCTGCCAGTTTGGTAATGTGGATTCAAAACCAGTAAATACGAAAGAACCCTGATCGTGGATGTAGAGGCTTAAGTAGTTAGAGTTAATGAAGTAAACAGTACCTTCTGGGCAATATGGGTCTGGATAGATTGGAACACCAGCAACCATCAAAGCGCGGAAAGCAGCTTGTGGGCCGTTGCTATCACCATCAAAACCGTGTCCTGGGGTAATTACATACTGTTCTTGACCAACATAGTCTTGTGCCAAGAGTGTCCATGTACCAAAACCGCAAACACCAAAAGTAGGCACTTCTGCGCCATTCTTTACAGTACCAGAGATGTATTGCAAGATGTTTTGACGAGTTGGGTTTACTGAACCAGCGTTGTAAACCTTAGACTTCCACCATGTGTAGGTAGAACGGTTGATGTTACCGTAGGTAGTCAAGTTTGTACCATCGTCAATCGCACCAGGCAAACCAATGAACTGCTGAGTATTGGTGTAGTTGGTGTACAAGGCAGTTGCCATTGCGTCCATCATCACATTGGTCGCGTCATTCATACGAGCTTCGATCAATGGAATGATTGCGTAATCTTGCTGAACTGCACCTTCCATACCGAGGAACGGTACAGGAGAGATCATTAACTTAAGGTTAAATTCAGCGTTAAATGCACCTTGCTGAACTGATGGCTGGTTAAATGAACCAGAGTAGTCAGACCATTGTGCGTTAACAAATTGTGCGCCTTGAACTGGCACGGTTACTTGGGACACACCGCCTGATGCTTGTTGACTGTTAGCAATCAACGCAGCCATCAAAGGTGTACTGTTGTACAACTGTACGACCAGCTTGGGGATAAACGCACGGCGAGTTACATAAGTAAGCTCGTTATACTGACTCGATCCTGTTGCTGGAACTATTCCGCCGCCTATTGGCATAATAATTCTCCATTAAAAGTAAATATCCCCATTTACTGCCGTTTAAATACCTATTGGCCGATTGTTTTTACGCAATTCGGTCAACGCCTTTGCTGCCTCATCCCGCGCGCCCATTTGTGGGTTTTTCCAATACTTAGAAAGGTCAAACTTAGAAAGTGCACTTGGGTTGTACCCCATTGCCGAATTTGGCGTTGGAGTAGCGGCTTGCTTCATCCACTCAAAATACTGAGCTGCTGTTTCATGATTAGTCATACCTTGCTCCAGCATCAATTTTTCAATTTGCTCAATATCCTCATCGGATTGGGCTAACCCTTTCTCTTTAAGCTTATTTCTACGCTTTTCGAGTTCTTCTCTTGCTTCTCTCTCACGAATTTGTGATTCCAATTTCATGACTTTTTCTTCGGCTGCTGAAATTTTGGAATTGGTGTGATCCTCAATATCAAGCTCTGGAATGGTCAAGTTTGGACGCACTTTTTTAGTGAGTCGTAATGCTTCTTTGCGAGTTTCCGGATTTTCTGACAACTCTTTCATCAAGAGAGCCAGTTGATCGCGTTGCTCCAAATCGATATCTTCTAAAGATGCCATGATCTATCCCCTTTATCTTTAGATGACTTTTTTAGTGTCGCCAGGATGGGACAAGTTCATCATGTTCTTGTATCCACCTTTGGTAGCAGAATCTAATCCGCCAAATTGTGAATAACGAGGAGTGTTGATAACTTGACCATTCTTTTGGTTGTTATCGGTTGGTCTGCGTGGGCTGGACGAACCGCGTGGTTTAAAGAGTTCCATAATGTTTCCTTACATTGCGGGGGTTAAAGAAGGTGCGCCAGCACCAGGCATACCACCAGCGGGAGCTGGAGGAGGGACTGGAGCGGACATACCTGGGATTGTTGGTGCTTGAGCCATTGCTTTGCCCTCTGCCGTAGCACCGCCAGCTTGGGGTAATGTTTGAAGCATTTGCATAATTTCGTTTGGCTGCAACTCATTGACTTTAGATTTCTTAGGACCAATCACAGAAGTCATGGTACGAATTGCATTTAATACTTTTTGACCTTCCTCAGATTCACTTCCTAAGGCTGGCAAAGTTTGTTCTAGCAAGTCCATCGCCATTGAAATGTTAATCATCGCGGCTTCGCGATTTCCCATCTTAGGTTCTGGTGTGGACATTGGTGCGCCCATAGGAGGCGCGGAAGAATCAGACATACCCATAGCTGGGGTATCTGGCATAGGAGGTGTACCAGCGGGTGTTGCTCCATCCCGTTGGGATTTAATCATTTGCATCAACTGGTCTGAGGGTACGCCCATAATCTTTCCTATCAAATTACTTCGTATCGTAATCTTAATCTACTGCTTGTCAAGTGGGGGATATATTTCTATTCCCTCCCCCATGGGAGGTTTGTTTCGGTCAACCCGAAGCAATCCTTACGGATTACTTGCGTGCTTTACGACCTTTGCGCTTCATGCGTGCCATGAGATTTCTCCTGTTAGCAGCGGCCACTTAGTTCAAGGGCAAGCAGCCACACCCTTTTTCTCCCGTGAAGGAAACCGATTAGCGGCGGGACTTGCGAGTCTTTTTGTAAGCTTTTCTCATCATTCTCTCCAAAGTAGTTATCCCCTACTAAGTTTATTTGCAGCTTTTACGACCTTTTCTTTTTGTGCGTGCCATCATTTTCTCCAGATTAGCTATCCCCTAACTGTACGACCATAATTGCGTTGTTTTGGACTTCTGTCAAAACTTTTAATTCCTTGAACACGATACTGCAAATTTGGGCTGCCCTCACTACGCTTGAGGGATTCGGTAGTCACTCTTGGCTGATCTGCCTTGGGTTGTACATTACCTTGTGCCATTACTCGCCTTTCGGTTCTTTCTTTTCCTTAGGAGCTGGCCCTGGCTGCGGGTTAGCGGCCTGTTCCTTTTCCCGTTTTTTCAACTTGTCTTTGATTAACTGCTTCATTGGTGGTTCAACTAAGTCTATCAAAGTTTCTTTATCGATAGCTTGCGCTTTAAATAAATTAAATGCAAGTTGTTTTAAATCTTCTGTAAAGATGGGGCTATTACTGTGCGCATCGACTTTGACCACAAAATCTTTAGTAAATTGCTCGGCAATAAACGGCACATCATCTGTATCTCTAAAATGCGTGTTGTCATAGGCTTGCATCATCTTCAAATACAGAGTTGCAACCTTTTCCAAGCTATCTTCTACAATTAAAGCGCGTTTTTTCGCGCGTGAGCTGCCTAGTCTTGCTAATTGGCTGGCATGGCCTGTAGAGCGGACACCAGACTCGCCTTTTCCGCTCAATACATTGGAAATGCCTGACACTTCCGAGAACATGGCGTCAATTTCGTGAATGACCTCAAATAAATCAGGTGGCATCTCGGGCGCGAGGCGATCCACCTTTGCTCCTGGCATATCGGTGGCAATCATTGAGCCAGCACGCTGCATAGCAAAGTATTTTTCGTCTGTAATGCCTGAGAAGCCTGTAAATGCGGTCGGTGGAGCAACTTGCTTAGACAACAAGTCCAAAATCTCGGTCATGCGAGTGTTGCGCAGCTGCTGGAGCAAAATGAGTTGCTGGCATTCGGACGCACCCCAGTAATAATCGTATAAAGGGTTAGGACAAATTTGAATAAACGGACATTCGCCCTTCAAAAACACAGATGAGCCAGGTCGGTCGTAAATAATCACATTGGGCGCGGCCATGGTGACCACCTGATAGTCCTCAGTATCGTCATTCCAAACCCACAACTCGGTCATTTCCACCGTATCTTCAGCTACGCGCGACTTATAACGGTTCATGCCGTAGAGGTCTAAATTCACATTACCGTAGATGGTTGGGTTGGTTTGGCTCATCACAATGCGATTTACCGCTTCTGGAATGTCCGATTCAGACACTCTTGTGCCTGTGGTAACGCGCGAAACAATAGAATCACGCTTTGGATGGCTATACAGACGGGCGTAGAGTTCCGATTTCGTAATGTAGTAGGTTTGAACTAGGGCTTCTTGCCTGTCTGTATAAGGGGTATCTTCGCGCAATACGCCGATTGCCGAAGGTTCAATCATGTAAGGGTGAATACCGTTCTTGTAAACCAGCTTGATAAAGGTGGTGTTGTACACCAAAGACCATGTTAATGCCGTGGAAAAGACTTGGTCGGCATTGGAATTGAGCCATTCATCATTGAGTGCTTGGGTCAATGACGGGCTTTTACGATGCTCTGCTGGGTGAACGGATGCGCCTAACGCGATTGAAAATCTAGTGGTTTCAGCTGAATACAAAAAGCTGGTCAGCTGATCTAAGTGCGGGTGAATTTTGTTGAAATACGCTGGTGGGGACTCAGGATCGTTGCCAAATAGATAAAAAGAACGGAGAGTCGTATAGTCTCCCCGTCTTTCTTCCCGCGATACCAAACATTTCTGAATGATATCTAGATAAAAATCTTCTCTACTCTCGCCTGTAGGTATTCTCATTTTTTGATCTGTAAGTTGTCGGGATCTCTCATTGTAGCCCTAGGATCAGTCACAGGTCCTGTTTTAATACCAGCTTGGCTTGGTGTCAAGCCCACCGCTTCATCTCGCACAGGTTTAGCAAAACGACCCGCTAAAACAGATTGCAAATTCATTCCTTGGAATCCGCCGCCCCAGACCGCTGCATCTCCTGGACGCGCTTCTTTTGGCTTTTCGACAACGGGAAGTGGCTTACTGAGCTTGTCTTTGTTGACGCCTTTTTTGCGGGTGGCGTACTTTTCGGCTTGCTCGTATTCTTTTTCGCTAAATTTGTTTTTACGGGTAAGGTAGCCGCTTTGGTTCTCGCCTTCTCTTGTGGTTTTGATATCGGACATATCGAACTCGATGGCAAGCTGCTTGGTGGATTTATCGGTGAACTTGGTTTTTTCA